TCTATACCCATGAACAAGCAAATATCAAGTAATTTGCATTCAGAACATTTAAATAGAAATATATTATGAAACTTTTTGGATTTAATATAGAGAGAGAAAAGAAACAAGACTTACCTGCTCTTAGTTTCCCCGAAAATCAAGAAGGCGCTATTGAAGCCACTTCGGCAGGTGGTGCTTTCGCTTCTTATCTTGATTTAGAAGCAGTTGCAAAAACTGATGCTGACTTAATTATGAAATATAGGGATATGGGCGAACATCCCGAATGTGATATGGCAGTTGAAAATATTATTCAAGAAGCCATAATTACTAATCAAGCACGAAATCCTGTTGACCTAGATCTAACACACACCGGTTTATCAAAAAATCTCCAAGATAAAATTGCAGATGAATTTGAACTTATCTTAAAATTACTTGATTTTAATAATCAAGCATATGATATTTTTAAGAGATGGTATATTGAAGGTAGGATTTTTTATCATGTAATGATAGATCCAAAAAATACTGATAAAGGAATTCAGGAATTAAGATTAATTGATTCTTTTAAAATTAAAAAAGTTAGACAAATAATTCCAGACCCAAGGCAAACACCGTCAGAATTCAAATTGCCCAGATTTGAAGAATATTATTTGTTTAATGAAAAAGGATTATTAACCCCAAGTCAAATGGGTGTTAAGGTAGCTGTTGATTCTATCATTATGGCCCATTCGGGTATAATGACAAAAGATAAGAAGTTTGTTATTTCCCATTTACATAAAGCCATTAAGTCGTTAAATCAACTAAGGATGTTGGAAGATGCTGTTGTAATTTATAGAATAGCAAGAGCACCTGAAAGACGTATATTTTATATTGATGTAGGAAACTTACCTAAACAAAAAGCTGAGCAATATCTTAAAGATATAATGACTCGGTATAAAAATAAATTAGTATATAATGCTTCAACTGGTGAAGTAAAAGATGATAGAAGGCACCAGTCAATGTTAGAAGATTATTGGCTTCCACGAAGAGAAGGTGGAAGAGGAACAGAAATTTCTACTTTGCCTGGCGGACAGAATCTAGGTGAAATGGAAGATGTTGATTACTTTAGAAGGAAGTTATATCAATCATTAAATGTTCCTTTATCGCGATTAGAAGCTGATACACCTTTTGTTTTAGGTAGAGCATCTGAAATTAGTAGAGATGAATTAAAATTTTCAAGATTCATTGACAGAATTAGAATAAGGTTTTCCCATTTGTTTTATCAAATATTGGAAAAACAACTGATTCTTAAAAATGTTATTCATACATCTGAATGGCCTAAGTTAAAAGAAACTCTTAGATTCAATTATGCAGCCGATAATCATTTTGCTGAATTGAAACAACAAGAGTTAATGGCTGATAGATTAAATATGATGAGAGATGTAGAAGAATTAGTTGGAAATTATTATTCTAAACAATTTGTTAAAGATAGGATTCTTAGACTTACACCTGAAGAACAAAAGAATATTGAAAAACAAATTAAAAAAGAAGAAAAAGAAGCAGAAGGTGAAGGCGATCAATACCCACCTCAATCAGGAATGCCACCAGCAGTTCCAGCTGTAAATAAAATTAATGTTGTGCCTGGTGCCGATCCAAATACAGGAGGACAACCATTTACAGCAGCAGGACAGGATCAAGGGTTAGCAACATCACAAGGAATGCAAGCCAAAGGTGAAGATGTTAAACCTGAATTACTCACAGGGGAAAAATCATTGAAAAGTCTTTATAACCTAAATAAGAAAGAGCGCAGGTTTGGAAAATAAAGGTAGAGAAATAGTAGCAACAATAATAGACGATATTATTGCAGGTAGAGATTATAAAGCACGTACAACTGTACAAGATGTTCTATCAACTAATTCTACTAATAGAGTAACGGAACTTAAAAAAGATCACGTAGAAACAATGTTTAAGGAAGATGATGTTTAAGTATAATAGGGAATCTTTTTTACCAACAGATCAACGTCAAGAGTTAAATGAAATCAGTGATGAAGAAAATCCTGAATTTATGTTCCAAACAATGCATATGAAGCTTGTGATTGCTATAGCAAATGGAAAAATTAACGCTAAAAAAGCAGCATTAGAAGAGTTGGCTAATCGTGGTTATGATAAAAACGGTAAATGGGTTGGATGGGATGAGGATCCATCACAAACTGCCCAAACTGCCAAGAAACGTGTGGCTGCAAACAAAGCAATGCAAAGGAAAAGATTCGTATAAATAAAACTATACACTTTAGGAAATATAGATATGAAATTAAAAGCTGCAAATACTGTTAGTACAGCAACAAATTTAAGTTTAGGAAACGCTACTGCTGTGGCAGTAACTACTACCGCTGTTACATTAATTACTATCATAGATAGTGATGGAACTGAAGGTAATACTAACGGAACAGTAGTTGGGTCTATTTCATTACCGGCAAGTGTAACTCAAATTATACAAAAAGACGCAGACCAATTCATTAAGTGTAGTGTTACGAATGCTCAATATACACCAGTAGCACGATCAAGTTATTAAGGAAAAACGATGAAGCTAATATGCGAAATTAACGAAAATGTCGAAACTTTGGTTGAATCACCAGAGGGAAAAGAAAAGAATTATTTCATTAAAGGCGTTTTTCTTCAAGCAGAACAAAAAAACCGAAATGGTCGCATTTACCCTATGGAAACTATGGCAAAAGAAGTAGATCGCTATAGTAACCAATACATTAAAACAAATAGGGCATTCGGCGAACTAGGTCATCCAGATGGCCCTACAATTAATCTGGAAAGAGTTTCACACATGATTAAAGAGTTAAAACAAGATGGCCCCAATTTTATGGGTAAGGCGAAAATTATGGAAACTCCATACGGAAAAATTGTTAAAAACCTAATTGACGAAGGTGCGAAATTAGGTGTAAGTTCCAGAGGAATGGGTTCTCTGAAAACTGCAGGTGGTGCTCAAATAGTACAAAATGATTTTCATCTTGCAACAGCTGGAGATATTGTCGCAGATCCATCAGCCCCCATGGCTTTCGTAGAAGGCATAATGGAAGGCAAAGAATGGATTTGGGAAAACGGCATTTTAAAAGAAGCTGAAGTTCAAGAAATCAAAAACGATATAGTTAAAGAATTTGCTAAAAAGAACAGGGACGATTCTATTTACGTTGACTCCTTTGAAAAGTTTTTATCAAGACTTTAATTTTATAAATATATACAGTAATTAATATTCATAGGAGATTGTAAATGTCTGAACAAGAAACTGTCCAAAAACAGCAGTCTCTTGCCAATAGTGTGAATGAACTAGAAACTTTAGCTCAACAAGCATTGGAATTAGACGGCGAGGCAAGGGAAGAGCTCGTTGAACAAATTAAAACACGATGCGTAGAAGAAGGTCTATCTTCCCAAGAGACAGATGAGTTATTGGAAGAGATAGGTCTTGTTCAGGAAGCACGCAAAAAGGTACAAGAGGCGGACAATAAACCCAAACCCGGAAAAGGCGATTCTGCTGAAAAAGTAGAAGGTGACCACGGTTCTGAACCTGCTGATCCAAACCAAGTAAAAGGCTCCGGAACAGCCATGGGTAACCCAGTTAAGGGTAAAGCTAAAAACTCTGATAAGGGCGAACCAATGGATAAGGTAAAAGAAGATCTACAGCCTAAAACAAAAGCCGGAATGATGGCTGCTGTTTATGAAAAATTAGGCAAATTGAAAAAAGATCAGATTGCCGCAAATTTCGAATCTATTCTTGGTTCCCTAAGCATACAAGAGAATACGGAGGAAGAAACTGACACCAAACCTCTTGATGTTCAAGATGATATCGATGCGTTAACTGAAGGTGAAGAACTTTCAGATGCTTTCAAAGAAAAGGCTAGTACTATCTTTGAAGCAGCCGTCCAAGCTAAAGTTAATCAAATAGTAGTTGAGAAAGAGCAAGAGCTCGAAGAAAAAATTCAAACTCAACTTGCAGAAGAGATCGACGAATACAAAGAAGAAATTGTTAATAAGGTAGACAGCTATCTTAACTACGTTTCTGAAGAATGGGTCAAGGAAAATAAACTTGCCATTGAAAAAGGAATTCGCACAGAATTGACTGAAGGATTCTTAGTTGGTCTTAAAGATCTGTTTACAGAGCACTATATTACAATCCCAGAAGAGAAAGTTGATGTTGTTGACGATCTGTTCACAAAAGTAGAAGGATTGGAAGAGCAACTTAACAATCAGATCCAAAAGAACATAGAAGTTCAAACAGAACTTACAAAGTTTAAAAAAGATAAAGTCTTAGGTGCTATTACAAAAGACTTAACTGAAACCCAAAAAGAAAAAGTAGCGGAATTGGCTGAAAATGTAGATGCTGAAGATGCAGATGACTTTGAACAGAAGGTTGAAGTACTGAAGGAAAATTATTTTCCAACAGAAGACAAGTCAGCGAGTATCGAAGATGTAGAAACATCAAGTGATGATGAAACCACTCCCACTCATTTACAAGAGGGAATGGATAGATACATGTCGGCTATTTCACGACAAGTTAGATAATAATAACAACTTTAATAGTTTATAATAAAACATTCAGGAGATAACGATGTTTTTGTCAGAAAATTTACAAGAGAAGTGGGGTCCTGTACTCGACCATCCTGATCTTCCCGCAATTCAAGATTCTTACAGGAAAGCTGTTACAGCAGTTCTGTTAGAGAATGAAGAGAAGTCAATTCAGGAAGAAGGCGGGTCTTCGCTTTTATTTGAGAGTTCTCCTACGAACGCAGTTGGTGCCGGTATGGGTACTACTGCTGGAAATATCAAAGGTTATGACCCAGTACTTATTTCCTTGGTTCGCAGAAGTATGCCTCTCTTAATCGCATACGATGTTTGCGGTGTTCAACCTATGACAGGTCCTACTGGCTTAATTTTCGCCATGAAGTCCCGTTATGCTAGTCAAACTGGTTCAGAAGCACTTTTCAGTGAAGCTGATTCCGGTATTACTGGTGGAAACGCTGCTGCAACATCAGCACACACTTCCAATGGTAACCCTGCGGCTGCCTCAACTAGTTCACTTGCATATCTCCCAGGTCGTGGAATGACTACGACTTTAGGTGAAGCAATGGGCGATAGTGCTGCAAATGCTTTTGCTGAAATGGCCTTTTCAATCGATAAGGTAACTGTTACAGCGAAAACACGCGCACTTAAAGGCGAATATACAATGGAATTGGCTCAAGACTTAAAAGCAATTCATGGTCTTGATGCTGAAACTGAACTTTCTAATATTTTAAGTTCAGAGATTCTATCGGAAATTAACCGCGAAGTTATCCGAACAATTTATGGTAACGCCAAAACTGGTGCCCAGAACAACGTAGCCACAGCCGGGACATTCGATATGGATGTTGATTCAAACGGTCGTTGGATGGTTGAAAAATTTAAGGGACTAATGTTCCAGATTGAGCGCGAAGCTAATGCTATCGGGCACGACACACGTAGAGGAAAAGGTAATATCCTTATGACTTCTTCGGATGTTGCTTCCGCATTGCAAATGGCTGGTGTACTTGATTATCAATCTGCCGTTCCAGGTGGATCGTTGAATGTTGATGATACACAATCAACTTTTGCTGGTACTCTTAATGGTCGTTACAAAGTATATGTTGATCCATATGCTACAATCCAAGATACAAATTGGTTTGTGATTGGATATAAAGGTTCGTCAGCTTATGACGCAGGACTTTTCTATTGCCCATACGTTCCACTACAAATGGTACGTGCGGTTGGTGAGAATTCCTTCCAGCCAAAGATTGGATTCAAAACACGATACGGAATGGTATCGAATCCTTTCTCAACAGGAACCGCTGCATCCAGTGATGGATCACTCACATATAACACAAACGTTTATTACAGACGATGTCTAGTTACAAACTTGATGTAATCTTGTATTAAATTAAGTGGTATAAATAAGGGTAAGGGGTCTAGAATTCCTTACCCTTTTTTTGTGTCCAGAAAGTTTAAATGGTTACCACTGCTGTAAAACAACCAGATAATATTAATTACCTTTCACCTACCGGTTTTAGGTTTGTATGTACAAATCTACCTGAAACACAATTTTACTGTCAAACTGCAAATATACCTGGAGTTTCTATTTCAGAAGTTCCAGTAGCAACTCCTCACAGGCAACATTGGGTAGCCGGCGATAATCTTACATATGATGAATTTTCTATAACAATGATTGTTGATGAATATATGCACAATTGGCAGGAAATTCAACAATGGATAATTGGATTAGGTAAGCCTGAAAGTTTTCGACAATATGCAAGAGCTAAAATAGCAGAAAAAATTAAAACAAATGCATCTTTGTTTATTCTTACCGGTTCCAAAAATCCAGCATTAAGATTTGATTTTTTTGATGTATGGCCCAAAACTATATCATCCATTAGTATGGATATAACAGCATCAGAAATCACATATTTAACTGCAGATATCTCTTTTCAATATAACTACTACGAAATGACAAGGTTAAATCCATCAGACAAATAATAATATGAAATTAAGTGAAATTCAAGAGATTTGGCAAAAAGATTGTCAACTCGATGATACAAAATTAGATGTAGAACTGTTAAAGATTCCTAACCTCCACAGTAAATATTTGGGAATATATAATGATGAAGCCCTCCAACAAAAAAAATTATTCTATGAAAAAAAGAAACTTCTAAAAATAAAGACCATTTATTACGCAGGTAAAATGAGTCAGGAAGAATTAGAAAAACTTGGTTGGGAACCATTTATGTTCAAAATAATTAAAGGATATGAACCTAAAATAGAAACATATCTTGCAGGGGATGAAGATTTGATTAAAGCAGATGAAAAATTAGAATATACAAAACTTAAAGTGGAATTTTTAGAATCAATTATCAAGTCCCTAAATACTAGAGGATATAATATAAGATCTGCAATTGACTTTTTAAAATTTACAATGGGATCATGAGGGTACGTAAAGTAGATGATGTTCATATATTCATTGACTGTGATGCTTCACAAGCAGCAGAGTTAAATGATTATTTTACGTTTGAAATTCCAAATGCAAAATTTACTCCATCTTATAGAAATGGTTTTTGGGATGGAAAAATAAGATTATTCGATGTTAGAAAAAGACAACTGTACTATGGATTATATGAATACGTTAAAAAGTTCTGTGAAGCAGGGAACTATGAGTTACAAATTGATGAAAGCATTACGCTCGGGAATAATAATTTTAGTGATATTGATTGCACTAGATTTTGTGAACGTCTTAATTTAAACTTAACTCCGAGAGATTATCAATTACAGGCTGTTAGACACTGTATTAATATGGATAGATGTTTACTTTTATCTCCTACAGCGTCTGGTAAGTCTTTTATTATATATTTGTTATTACGGTATTTTAATACGAGGAGTTTAATAGTGGTGCCAACTGTATCGCTAACACAACAAATGTATACAGATTTTCAAGAATATAGTGACGACTGGAATGTTTCCGAACATTGCCATGTAATCACAGCCGGCGCAGAAAAAGAAACTAATAAACAAGTCGTAATTTCTACTTGGCAATCTATCTATGATTTGCCAAAAAATTATTTTAATGAGTTTAGCTTTATGATTGGGGATGAAGCACATTTATTTAAAGCAAAGTCTTTGACCTCAGTAATGAGCAAGCTAAAAAACTGTCGTTGGAAATTTGGAACTACAGGAACCCTGGACGATTCACAAACACATAAATTAATTCTTGAAGGATTATTTGGTCCTGTTCATCAAGTAACACAAACTAAAGATTTAATTGATGCAGGATACTTAGCTCAATTTTCAATACAATGTATAGTATTAAGATATAGTGAAGCGGAAAAGTTAGAAGCTAAAAAATTTAGTTATCAAGATGAAATTGCCTTCCTCATTAATCATACAAAACGAAATAATTTTATTCGAAACCTTGCATGTGATCAAAAAGGAAATACATTATTATTATATCAATTCGTTGAAAAACATGGAGAAATATTATATAATATAATACTAGAAAAGGTAAATAGTAATAGAAGAGTGTTTTTCATTCATGGAGGAGTAGATGGATCTGAAAGAGAAGAAGTCAGAAGAATTACTGAATCAGAAAAAGATGCTATCATTATCGCAAGCTTTGGTACCTTTAGCACTGGTATTAATATTAGGAATCTTCATAATATCATTTTTGCTAGCCCTAGTAAATCTAAAATAAGAAATTTACAGTCAATAGGTAGAGGATTAAGAAAAGGAAGTAAAAAGGAAGAAGCTACATTATATGATATTGCTGATGATTTATGTTATAAGTCGTATACCAATTATACACTTAAACATTTTAAAGAAAGAATTTCACAATATAATGAACAACAATTTAAATATCGTATGTTTCACATTGGATTTTAGAATAATATATTCCCTGTGGCGACAACATATTAATTATAATATATTTTTAATAAAATGTCAAGGAAAAAATAAACCCTTGATTTTATTCCAGAAATAGGGTATAATATGTCTATTAAAAAGAAAGCTATTGAAGTATTGTTCGATGATGATAAGATCTTATTACCCAGTAATAGGTGGACACCTTATCATCAACTAGAACATGAATATATCCATACAACTAGTATTGATTCTGTTTTTAAAAATACTATTGGTTTAGATTTGTCCAGATGGATTAATTGTGTTACTGATTTTGGATACGGTGATATTTCTTGTAATTTAAATTATTGGTTATGGTTAAATGAATTAAGACCTATTAAAATAAAAATTTTAGTTGACGATACTCATTATAAAAAAGGTTTTAATAATAAAGAAACAACAATTGATAAGATTGAATATTTGATTCATAAACAGTGGCAATCAAATATTGAATATCAGTATGTTAAAATTCGTCGGTCATTTGGGAATATTTTGAGAACATATAAAAGTGCTTTTCGTGGTAAGGCATTGATGAAACATACTGATAGAAATTATCGAAGAATGTGGAGCAAATATGTTCCTGTTAATTTAGAACAATATTGGTTTGTTCCTCTTTCAATGCAAATGGAGTGGTTTCCTACAAAATTACAGTGGACACTTCCTAAAGAAAAGAATGTTGTTATTTACAGATATTCACCTCCTAGGGATTGGAATTTAATAGACAATTATTCTTTTGCAAATATTGGTGATAAAATGATATCACAAGATGAAAAGGAAGTTAACGCATATTGGAGTAGTTTAGAAAAAGCTTTAAAGAAAGCTGGTTATAGTTTAGAATATCTTACTTATTCCATGACACCAAATCAATTGTTTACAAAAATATCTAAAGCTACAATGTTAGTATCATCAAGGGGTGGTTTTTCGTACTTAGCACAACATATTGGAACTCCTACAGTTACAATTTTTCCTCCAAGAAGCATGGTTCTTCATAGAGATTATTCAGCACAACATTGTCAATTTCACAATAAAGCAATTAGATTGTTTGAACCAACTCATATTGCAGATGTTGATATTGATGATTTATCTACTAGAAGTACAATGCAAAAATCTATTGCTTACTGGAAAGTAACTAATTATAATAATCTTGAAAAAATGCAAAAGTTAGAATCTGATGTAGATTCTTTTAATTCACATACTGCTGTTGTTTACAAAGAAGCACTAATCAAAGATGCAAATAAAGCTACAAAAGCAGATTTGAGTAATATTTTACCTATCAAAAAGAAGATAGAAGTTGAATTACAAGCAGAAAATGCGGAAGATGAAATATCCGGAAGCTTTTCACAGGAAGCACCTATTAAAAAGGCCCCAGTGAAAAAAGTTATCAAGGAAGCATTAACAAAAGCTAAACCTAAAATTAAACCTAAAAAGAAAGTAAGCAAAAAGGCACGTGGCAAGAAGTAGACAAGGTATAACCTTTAGTAAAAAAATAGGTGGAAAAAAGAGAACCAGTATCGGTAAATCTCGACGGAGTACACCTAAAAATAAATCTCAAAGAGCTAACTGGAAAAGATACAGGGGGCAAGGGAAATAAATTATGGCCAAAAAGAAATCAATACATTATGTAGATAATAAGAAGTTCCATCTAGAAATGGTTGCTTATAAAAATTATTGTGCGGAAGTGAAGGAAAAGGATTCTGAAGAATTGGTACCAATTATACCAGATTATATTGGAGAGTGTTTTATGAAGATAGCAGAAAGATTAAGTTTAAGACCAAACTTTGTTAATTATGCATTTAGAGATGAAATGATATCTGATGGCATTGAAAATTGTGTTCAAGCTGCCCATAACTTTAACCCGGAAAAATCATCCAATCCCTTTTCATATTTTACACAAATCATTTATTTTGCCTTTATAAGACGTATTCAAAAAGAAAAGAAACAATTATATATAAAATACAAGTCCATACATAACAATGGTATGTTATCGGACAGTGTTGTACTTTCAGAACACGATTCAGATGGCGCGTTTAATTACGAAGTTTTATCTGAAGAGCAAAAGGCAAATATGTATAAATTTGTAGGTGACTTTGAAGAAGCAAAAGCAAAAAAGGCAAAAAAACCTAGTAAAGGTGCTAATACATTAATGCCCTATATGGTAGAGGCTGAACCAACCACATGATATCAGCTATTATTACCGATACTCATTTCGGTGCCAGAAACGATAGCTTAGCCTTTAGTAATTTTTTTGCTAAGTTTTATAAAGATATTTTTTTCCCTTATTTAAAAGAACATAACATATCACATGTTATTCATATGGGTGATGTATTTGATAGACGAAAGTTTGTCAACTATAAAACATTATATGATGCTAAAAAATATTTCTTTGATCCCTTAAAAGAGAATAATCTTGAATGTTGGATGTTAGCAGGTAATCACGATACCTTTTATAAGACAACAAATGAAGTGAATTCAGTTGAATTACTTTTAAAGGAATATGATAATATTAAGGTATTTACAAATGCAATTGAAATGGAAAATTGTGTTTTGATGCCATGGGTATGTAATGATAATTATGAAGAAAGTATCAATTTAATAAAAAATACAGAACATCAAGTATTATTTGGTCATTTTGAAATCAGCGGTTTCGAAATGATTAGAGGCCAATTCTGCACAGAAGGATTAGATCGTAAATTATTTGAAAAATTTGATATGGTGTTTAGTGGACACTTTCATCATAAAAGTGATAATGGAACCATTTATTATACAGGTAATCCCTATCAGACAAATTGGATGGATTATAAGGATCCTCGTGGATTCCATATTTTTAATCATGATTCAAGAGAATTGACTTTCATTCAAAATCCTTATGAAATGTTTCATAAATTTTATTATAATGATTTAGAATGGACCCCTGAAGAAGTCAATCAAATGGATTTTGATGATTGGCAACAATGTTATATAAAAATTATTGTTGAAAATAAAACGAATCCGTTTCTTTTTGATCTTGTTTTGGATAAAATGTATAAATCTGGAGTTGGTGATATTAGTGTGGTTGAGGCATTTGCTGAACTTGATGACACTGATGATATCGTTGATGAAGCACAAGATACCATGACAATTTTATCCACATATATTGAAGGTTTAGATACAACTGTTAATAAAAAAAGACTTGACATTTTGATGAGAAACCTGTATAATGAATCCTTAACCCTAGAATAATATGAGTGATAACGCATCCTGGTTTTATGGTGAGCGTTTACCAGAAATAGCTAGAGAACATAATTGTTCGTTGAAAGAAGCCGAGAGAATTTTTATGCAACAAGACCAGTCCGATCTCAAAAATAAAGAAGATAAACAAGAATCTGTAGAAATAGATTTACCTGAAAAAGAATTATTTGATTTAATGTTAATGGCTCATGAAGAGGATATAACATTTAATCAATTAGTAAATAAAGCTCTTAAATATCAGCTAAAACAAGCCGAATATCAATTTGAAAATGGTGATAAGTTAAAACCACAATTTTTAGCTGAGACTGAATGATCTTATTTAAAACCGTTCGCTACAAAAACTTTTTAAGTAGCGGCAATGTGTTTACAGATATACAACTGGACAGGTCTCAAACGACCTTAATTACAGGTGAAAACGGTGCCGGTAAAAGTACCATGCTGGATGCGGTAACATTCAGTTTATTTGGGAAACCATTTCGTAAAATTAATAAACCTCAATTAGTAAATTCAATCAACGAAAAGGCGTGTATTGTTGAAATAGAATTTTTGATTGGGAAAAAACATATATTTGTTCGTAGAGGCATTAAACCTAATTTATTTGAAATAAAGGTTGATAACGTTCCATTACAACAAGATGCGAATATAAGGGATTTTCAAGAATATTTAGAAAAGAGTATTTTAAAATTAAATTATAAATCTTTTACACAGATTATAATATTAGGCAATTCTTCATTTGTTCCTTTCATGCAATTGAGAGCACAAGATAGAAGAGCTATTATAGAGGATCTCTTAGATATTCAAGTTTTTTCATCTATGTCTAATATATTAAGAACATACACGGTTGAAAATAAATTACAATTAGACACAAATAAGAATTCTAAAGATTTGGCCCAAAATAAAATAGACTTAAAAGAAGACTATATAATACAATTAAAAAACAAAACAAAAAACTTAGTTAAAAGATTTGAAAAGGATATTAAAAATAATTTAGATCAAAAAACAACTTTATCGAAAGAGATGGCTGATATTAATGATACAGTATCTGAATTATTAGAACAATTAAACGACGCGAACCAAGTAAGTGATAAACATGATAAGCTTTCAGAATACCAACGTTCAATCCTCCGAAATGTTGATTCCGAACAAAAGAGTATCTCCTTCTTTGAGTCAAACGATGACTGTCCGACGTGTAAGCAAAATATCGACCACGCTTTCAAACACAAAGAAATTAAAGAAAAACAAAAAAAGATTGAAGAATTTGAGAATGCTGTCTCAGAAATTGATAAACAATTGGAGACAGTTAGAGCAAGACTTTCTGCAATACAATCAATTCAAGAAGACATACAATCTCACCAGACTAAAACACAATCAATCAATAATAGCGTAAGTGCAATTGATCAATATATTGAAAAGATTGAAAAAGAAATTAAAGCAACGGAAAATGATACAGGTGATATAAAAGAAGAAAAGAAACAATTAAAAGAAATTGAAAAAGAATTAAAAGAAATTGATTTAAAAAGAGAAGAGCTTTTAGAAGAAAATGAATTACATCTTACGGCTAAAAATATTTTGAAGGATGAGGGTATTAAAGCAAGGATAGTTAAACAATATTTGCCGATTATGAATAAATTAATCAACAAATATTTAACTCAAATGAATTTCTTTGTATCTTTTAATTTAGACGAGAACTTCAATGAAGAAATAAAGTCAAGATATAGAGATGATTTTACGTATGATTCTTTCAGTGAAGGAGAGAAGATGCGTATTGATTTAGCATTATTATTTACATGGAGAGCAGTTGCTAAATTAAAAAATTCTGTTAATACAAATTTATTAATTTTAGATGAAGTATTTGATAGTTCTTTAGATGGTGAAGGTACAGATGAGTTTATGAAAATTGTGAATGAACAGGGAACCTCTACAAATGTTTTTGTAATTTCTCATAAGGGTGATACTTTATATGATAAATTTAGAGTTCATATGAAATTCGAAAAACGTAAAAATTTCAGTATAATAGTATGAGAGAATTAGTACCAGAAGAACATAATTTACTTATTCAAGAAACCATTCCATTTAGCCGTCTGGCTCCTCCAATGGATGCTCGTCAACTTCAAGATGAATTGATTGAAGGTATGTATCACTATAATGGTGTGGGATTATCAGCAAATCAAATAGGATACAAATATAAAGTATTTTCAATGAATCATGAAGGCCAATCAATGGCGATATTTAATCCAGAAATAATAGAAGTATCCGATGAATTAGTTTATGAAACAGAAGGATGTTTGAGTTATCCAGGATTATATGTTAAAATATTAAGGCCGAAAAGTTTATCAGCATCATGGGAAAATGCTTCTGGTGAGAATTTTACAGGTTATTTTTCAGATCTGTCCGCGCGTATTTTTTTACACGAGATGGATCATATGAAAGGAAGAATTTTTTATGAGAGAGCTAAAATTATGCATTTGCAAAGTGCTAGAAAAAAACGCAGGACTAATCTTAAACAACTAAAAATTAAGAGCCCCGAATTATGGCAAAGTCATATAAGCAACAAAAAACTAAGGAAAAGCTTAGCAAAGATATTTTAGATAAACAATCTAAAAAACGACGGCAATTTAGTAAAGAATTAGCCAATAATTACATTAATTTTGATGAGGAGAATGAAGAGGAGGAAGTATATGAGTACAGTAACTTTAGGGAATAGAGAACCAAGAATATACAAATATAATAGCACAAAGGAATATGTTGATAAGTTTCCTTGCGCATATAGACAATACCTAGCTGATAGTCATTGTAATGTTATTCATGGTTATAGTTTTAGTATGAGATTCTTTTTCGGCACAGATCATTTAGATGTTAGAAACTGGGTTGTAGATTACGGTGGTTTAGGAGAGCTTAAAAGTTTCTTAGACGAGCAATTTGATCATACATTATTAGTAGCAGAAGATGAACCAGAAATGGATCTTTATAAACAGTTACAAGAACGAGGTATTGCAAAACTTACTGTATTGCCAAAACTTGGATGTGAAGGAATGTCTTCTATGTTATACAAATATATAAACGGAGTATTCATTCCTGATATGTGGGGTCCTGGAGAAGCCGAAAGACTTTGGTGTTATAGAATAGAAGTACGTGAAACAGAAAGTAACATGGCTTGGCGCGAAGGACACAGAGAATGGGGTGAGGACTTATTCGAAGTAGATGAATAGAACAGGAATTTATGGATAAAGCAATACAAACGTATATCGCAGTACTCAAAGCAGAAATAGAACATTTGAAATCAAAACTTGAACCACAGGAAATGGGACATATTCATACTACTATTTCTACTTTAAAACATCGAGTTAAGGAGTTAGAAAAAGGATAATGTCAAAACTTAGATATTCTGAAATGTTTTATAGCATTCAGGGCGAAGGAAGATTTGTAGGTACACCGAGTGTATTTTTAAGATTATTTGGATGTAATTTTGAGTGTCCTGGATTTGGACAACCCAGAGGACAATTAATTCCACGAGATGAAATGCCTTGGAAAAATCTTGATGTCAGTCAATACAAGAGTATTGAAGAATTACCTGTAATGAAAATAGGATGTGATAGTTCTGCAAGTTGGGCAAAAGAATATATGCATCTATCAACATTTGAAGAACATGATATATTAGCAGAAAAACTAATAGATCTTTGTCCAGATAAAAAATGGTATTATGAAGATAATAAACAGGATATTCATTTGGTAATTACAGGTGGTGAGCCAATGATGTGGCAAAAACAATTACCAGATTTATTAGACCATCCTTCATTCAGACATATTAAAAATATTACATTTGAAACAAATAGTACATTTGCTTTAACGGATAAATTTCTTAAATGGTTACATGAGTATAGTTTAATGGATCATCATATTACATGGTCATGTAGTCCAAAATTAAGTATAAGTGGTGAATTGGGTTTTAAAGCAATTAAACCTGAAAATTGGCACCAATATAAAGAAGTACAAAATTCACATTTGTATTTAAAATTTGTCGTTCAAGATGAACAGGATATTGAAGAAATTAAGCAAATAGAACTTACCTACAGTCGGTGGGAATCTTATATAGATATTTATTTAATGCCATGCGGCGGCACAGCTGAGATGTTAGAAGATACAAAATTCAATGTTGCTGAAATGGCAATGAAACATGGCTTCAAATATTCGCCCAGATTACATGTAGATTTATTTGGTAATAGATGGGGCACATGATTTTATGGAAATTTATGTTAGTGGTCCCGGTGTTACTATAGCGGCCAAAGGAATAGGTGTGGAACGCTATATGTATTGGACCGACCGTTCCGAGAAAGATTTGTTTGATTATTCTTGGAATATATCAGATCGCAACAGAATGAATGTTCCAGATAATGCAGATTTTTTAATAGATAAAGCATGGAATGAGCCGTATAAAAATTGGATTATAAACGCATGTGATTATGAATTAGCTGACATATGGGTAGAAGATGATGGAGTGATTAATAAATATCGACCACATGATATTTCTCACGTAAAACATGTATTAGTAAAATTTAAACCTGAATTACGCACATTAAAGGGCAAAGAACGAGGAAATGATAGGCAAGCCGAGTACGCTTTCTACAGTATAGAGAATATAAACAAATTGTCGCCTCCGATTAATCATCACACTCACAGGTATTATTTTTATACAGCTTTTTCATCTGAAATAGGTAATTGGCAACATAAACAATATAATAGTTCAATACCTATTACGGAGTTTAAATTACAAATAATAGAGATACAGAAGAGATTGTGGATCGTAGGTCTGGAAACAACACAAGAACATAGCTATGATATGTGCGAAACAACGGCAAATAGACTTCCCGTCAGAAATCGTATATTCTTAGAAGACTGGATGAAGGCAACCAACTTACGTTTAGATTATGATATGTTTACAGGTAACCATAAGAGAGATTGTTCTAATTTTAAAATTCATGATAAGTATTTTTGATGGAAATTTATGTTAGTGGTCCTGGTGTTTCTATAGCGGCCAGAGGAATAGGTCTAGAACGATATACATATTGGTCCAGACGTTCCGAGAAAGATTTGTTTGATTATTCCTGGAATATACCCGGTCGCAACAGAATGAATGTTCCAGATGATGCTGATTTTTTAGAAGATAAAGCTTTCAATGATTCGGGAAATTGGGTTATAAATGCATGTGATTATGAATTAGCTGACATATGGGTAGAAGATGATGGAGTGATTAATAAATATCGACCACATGATATTTCTCACGTAAAACATGTATTAGTAAAATTTAAGCCCCAATTACGCCCGAAAGGATGGGATCTACCCGGACAGCAAGCCGCCGCACCCCCACTCAATCATCACACTCACAGGTATTATTTTTATACAGCTTTTTCATCTGAAATAGGTAATTGGCAACATAAACAATATAACGGCTCAATACCTCTTGAAAAGTTTAGATTACAAACAATGGAAGTCTCAAGCAGAAATTGGATCGTAGGTTTGGAAACAACCCAAGAATATAGTCATGCTCCATCCGAAGAAATATGTGTAAATAGACTTCCTGTTAGAAATCGTATATTCTTAGAAGACTGGATGAAAGCAACCAATTTACGTTTAGACTATGATATGTTTACAGGCAATCATAAGAGAGATTGTTCTAATTTTAAAATTCATGATAAATATTTTTGGGAATAGTTATGTTGATAAATTTATTTACATATGATTGTCGACACCGTAAAACTGTTGATATTTTATTAGAATTAATTATTAATGGATTTAAGATTGGTAAAGTTTATGCTGCTCCTTTAATTGAGCTTGATCTTAGAGAAGATATTATTAAATTAAGTGCTAATAATTGTTATACTATTCATACAAAAGATATTTGTGATAAATTTAATATACCTTATATTGTTATACCACATAAAGATGTTGATGCAGGTGAGTTAGGAATTATTGGTGGCGCAAGAATATTATCAAAAGAAGTAATTGATAAGTATTCAATCGGTATTATTAATATTCATCCTGGTCTGCTTCCGGAAAATAGAGGTTTAGATAATATTAAATGGGCATTGTATCATGATATGCCACAAGGATTAACTGTACATTTTATTGATGAATATGTTGATCGAGGTCGAATAATTTTACAAGAAGAAATTCCAGTATTTGAGGATGATAAGATATATCATATACATCAGCGATTAGTTAGTCAACAACCAAAAATTTTAAGGGAAGCTCTTGAGAAGTTTGAGCAAACAGATATATATGCGCGGGGTTATCCTGCCGTTGAAAAAGGCACATTATTTACGCAAATGACTGACCAAGAAGAAACAGATTTAATTACAAAATGTTCAAACCTGTTTTAATGCAAATGCAGCCACGTATGATGGTTGATCCAATTAAGTCTGTTAAACAAAATGTTAACATTCCGCGTGTCTGGTTTAGAGCTTTTAATGAACCGCAAGTATGCGATCAAATGAATCATTTTGTTCGTAACTCAGACTATACCCATTATTTAATTAGTTCAGATGATTTAATTGTTTATAAAAGAGCTATTGATGATGTATTAATGAATGCTCCAAATTATGATGTTTATACAGGTTGGTTAAATATGCATTTTGAGGGAGGTCGTATGAGCAAAGAATCTAATGTTTGTTATGGGATATTTAAAAATTTTCCTTTACCTTGGCCAGAAAGACAAGATTATCCAGAATGGGAAAATGTCGATGATGTTTTATCTAAAGGTTTTATAAGACAGACAAGTGTTGCCTCTTTTGCGATTAGTAGTTTTAAAAAACAGGTATTATTAGATTATCCATTGAAGACATGGCCAAATGGTAATGCTTCCGATCATCATATATCTTTTAGAATTCAAAGAGGGGCTAAGTATACTGTATGGACACATCGCGATGCTTTTTGCCGTCATCTTAGACAAGGCTGGTTGCCTTTGCAGCATCAATGGTTAGTTGGCAATCAAGAACCAGAAATTATATATGAGTTAGAGCCCAAACAATATCAATATGAAGGCGAAAGAGAGTTTTTATATGAGACTTTATTCACTAATAGATGAGGTCCATAATTCTTATAAATATTATATAAGGAGAATTATATGGCATCTATTGTAAATGTATTTGTAGACCAAGGTTCTGATTATACTTTAACATTAACAGTTGAAGATGATAGTGGCAACGCAACTGATTTAACAGGTTATACAGTTGAGGCTTATTTTCAAAAATGGGTCGGAGCTAATAAGGTATACAAATTTACCCCAACCGTAACAGACGCAGCAGCCGGAAAGTTACAAATAAAATTACTGGGGTCTGTATCTGATGATATTTCACCAGGCCGCTATAATTACGATGTTGTTATTAATAATTCAACATATGATATAACTAGACGAGTTATTCAGGGACAGCTAACATTAAGTCCAACAGCTAGTCCCAAGGGCGCAACTCTTTTAGAAACCGGCAATAAATTATTACTTGAAAGTTAGGAGAGTGTGAGTGGCAGAAGCGAATTTAAATATCGGATCTGTTGAAGCAGTAGTTAGTTCTGGTGGAGGAGTTTCATTAGTTGATGGTGCAAAAGCACCTTCGGCAACACTTACACGCGTTGCTGCAGATGATACTATAGTTCATTTAGGCATAGTTGATTTAGAAAATCTAACAGTCAACTTAAAACCTAAGGCTCCGGAACCTGGACAAAAACCTGCCGGCTTAGGTTCTAATACTCAACCTTTTGGTGATTTATTTCTTCAAGGAAATACCTTAACATTATCTACTAGATCTCTTGGAATAACAGAAGTTGGCGGAGCCGAATATTTAGATTTTGGTTCTAATACTATTATCGGCGCTACACAAATTACTGGTAATAGATTACTAGCTTTTGCAGATCAATTAAAAATATCTCAATTAACTGATGTCACGCTGGCAGGAGTTCAAAATGGATATATTTTAAAATGGAATACTAACACAGGTAAATGGCAACCTGGTGATCCATCAACTACATCATCAGTGGATCTTTCTACTAGTGTAATGGGGGATTTATCAGACGTTGCAGCATCATCGTATGCAAATAATGAGATATGGCAATATAATGAGGGATTGGAGGCTTGGAGATCTGTTGATGTAAATGTTTTATCATTTACTGATTTTCAGACCATAGGAACTTTCACAGTTAATACTGAAATAGTATATTCTACAACAAGAACTATTCAAGCTGTTGCTGGTCAAGTAGTTGCGGATACCTTTAATATAAATACTTATCGAACCGCTAAGTATATCGTCTCCTGCGAAGATTATACTGTGGGTAATAAAGCATATTGGACAGGGGAAGTGGCATTAGTACATGATGGAACAGATACAGCATTGACAGTTTATGGAGAAGTGGAATTAGGCGCAATTACAATGAGTCCTGGCATTGCGTCAGATATAACAGCAAATAATGTTCGGTTAAAAGTTACTACTTCTTCCGATCAACAAGTAGTCACTGTTCATCGAACAGTGTGCACGAACGCACCAGATTCATAGAACATCTGAGGAATTTAGTCAATGGCACAACAACAGTTTAGGGTAAGAGGTGGTTTAAAATCAGATGCGAATTTAACTCTTCTTAATACTCCTACCGATGGCGCCGTAGCAACTAACGGTAAAATTCTGGAAATGGACAATAATTCTAATGTCCATTCTCGTACATATGCCCAAGTAAAAGCAGAAATAGATGCAGGAGAATTAGAATCAGTAGTAGCTGGTGATGGTATTACTGTTTCCGCCAAAGCAGGCGGTGGAGTTGGAACTGATACCCAAACAATTACATTAGGAACTCCAGATACATTAACTGCTGTTACTACAGATGCTGCTACTACTTCTTCGCATACACACGCAATTACCTCTTCTAATGATACTAGTGGTGCAAGTGCAGCTGTAATATTAGCTGCGAATACAACTGGTGGTCTTAAAGTTAAAGAATTTGCTGCATCCGGAGACGCTACATTTTCAGCTAATGTAGCTATTGATGGAAGTTTATTTGTTGATGGTGCCCTTACTTATGTTAATGCAACGAATTTAAGTGTTAGTGATCCTTTAATTACCTTATCTGCAAATGGTGATTCCGTTGCTCCTACGCATGACCAAGGACTTATGGTCAACAGGGGGACTTCTGCGAACGTCGCTTTTGTATGGGATGAATCGGAAGATGAATTTGCATTTGTTCAAACTACTTCTGGCGGATTATCAACAGGCAGTATAACTGTTTCAGATTATGTTGATACGAATCAAGGTACAGTAACAGCCCAAGATGCTATAGTAGTTGAAGGCACAACAGATTCAACAAGTGGAACATCTGGTTCAATTCAAACTGATGGTGGTATAGGAGTAGCATTATCTCTTTTTGCTAATGTTGTACATGCAGACGGAACCGCAAATGCCACATCTAATACAACAGGACAATTACTATCATCTGGTGGACTGGGGGTCGCAAAAGCTACTGTAATTGGTGGTGATTTAACAGTTCATACTGATTGGTATCAAAAAGATATTACCCGAACTTTAGTGGCTTCGTCCACTATCGCCCACAATGCGAACGCATGGCTATTTGAAATTCCTATAGCTAGTTATTCCGCTGGAGAGGTAATTTTGAAAATGAAGGCGGGTACTAATGAAACAGCGGTTCATAAGTATTTATTTTGTGAAAGTGGAAGCGGTGCAGTAGAAAATAACGAATATGGTACGTTAGGTCATGCAATTAGCACGACCATAACTTTTAATACAACCGATGGTTCAGGTGATACTGCAGGCTCAACTCACATAGGAATGAATATTGCCAACGCGGACGGCGTTTCTATAGTAGCCAAGGTAGAAGCAACCTTCTTTAGCGTATAAACGATATGGCAGTAAGAGTATTTGAAGTAGCCAACGGAATAAAAATAACAGGTGATACAGAATGCACCGGTGATGTGGATCTCGCATCCTCCAAATCATATAAAATAAATAATACACTCATAGCAAATTCATCTCAGTTAGGAACTACGTTAAGAACTGAGGTTTTAAACAAAGCGGAGTCAGATGCGCTTGCTTTAGCTATTGCACTTGGATGATGGAGATTAAATGGCAAATACATTTAAAAATGCTTGGGTAGAGGATATAAGTAATAGTTCCGGCAGCCCCACAACAGTTTTAACATGTCCAAGTGGAAATAGTTCAAGGTGTGTTTTAATTGGTATACATGTAACTAATAAGCATGCTTCAGCCGACATCAAAATATCTGTAGAACTAACAGATAGTAGTGCTTCCACAAATGCAATAATTTTTATAAATGACGTTGGCGTTTCCGTTAATTCCACATTAGATATCCTAGATAGCAGCAAGCTCATTTTAGAAGAATCAGATATATTAAAGGTATGGTCAGATACTGCCACATCAGTTAATGTTTTTCTTTCATATCTATTAGTAGACAGTACATGAGATTTGTAAATTTATCCGCAACCAGCGAAAAGGTAGGTAAAGGCCACAAGAAACGGCTGATACTTAGAAAAGCTGCTGATGCGCAGTCTGCCGAATTACCTGTTTTAGCTTTTGGTGATGCAGATACTGGTTTTTTTCAAAGTTCCGATGATGTTTTAGAATTAACAACTGCTGGCGTTTCAAGAATGAAGTGGGACGCATCCGGTATAACAACCATTTCC